TACACCCTACTCATGGACAGAAGAAACGCAGACGGAGAAGAAAACGTGCAAGCACTAGATGATATCTCAATGATGGGTGATGCGATGGATGAACTGAGCGCGTTGGAGAAAGAGTACGTGTTCCTTCAGGTGCAGGTAGAGGAACTACTGGACATGCTGCACTTCAGTGACGAGGAACTGGACCCTGCTATCGAGAATCAAATCGATATCCTCGCTGACATGATCGATTGGGAGGAGCCACTAGAGTGAGACACTTCTTTATTCCAGACACACAGGTACAGGAGGGAGTGCCACTACAGCATCTGACTGCTGCTATGAACTACGCTGTTGACCATAAGCCTGATGTGATCGTGCATATCGGAGATCACTGGGACTTCCCTAGCCTGAGTACCTACGAGCAGAAAGGAAGTAAGTACTTTGAAGGACGCAGGTACCGCTCTGATCTAGAGTCAGGTATCGAGGGACTTGAGACTCTCATGCGTCCCCTGATTGAATACAACGACAGGAGGCTTAAAAACAAGAAAGCTCCGTACCGTCCTAGGCTGGTGTTCACTGAGGGGAACCATGAGAACCGTGTCCTGCGTGCAGTGAACACAGACCCTAAGCTCTCCGGTGTCATGGGTCCTGAAGATTACCTTGACGTAGTGCTACAGCATGGCTTTGAGGTCCATAGGTTCCTTGAGGTTGTGCCTATCGATGGTATAAGATACTGTCACTACCATCAGAACCCTCACTCAGTCATGGGTGCGCCTATCAGTGGCAGTATGGACACCATGCTGAAGAACGTAGGCTACAGCTTCACACAGGGACACACACAGACACTGAAGTACGGTGTGCATTACCTCAGTGACGGCTCTGTCAGGCAGGGACTGGTAGCAGGTAGCTTCTACCAGCACGAGGAGGCTTACCGTGGTCCCCAAGGGAACAATCACTGGCGTGGGTGTGTCATGAAGAACGAGGTTCGCAACGGTAGATACGATCCCTGCTTCCTTAGCTTGGAGTACCTTCTTAGGAGATGGTTATGATTATCCAAACAATCATTGTTACCTGTTTAATTGTCATGGTTTACTGTGGTATGATGCTGTATAGAAACCATTGTGTGTTTCAGTACAGAGTAAAAAAAATCTATGAGAACATGAACGAGTACGATAGACTGCCGTCATATGACACGATGATGCGGAAGTTCTGGGTATGGGACTTCGATAAGTTCCTAGACTAAAGCACAGCCCGTATAGCTCAGTTGGTAGAGCTTCTGATTTGTAATCAGACGGTCCGGGGTTCGACTCCTCGTGCGGGCACCACTACCGGGGGCGTAGCTCAGTGGATAGAGCAGTAGCCTTCTAAGCTATAGGTCGGAGGTTCAAATCCTCCCGTCCCCACCACTAGGAGAACAAGGAATAACATGACTAACGAAGACCCTTTCATGCAGACCAGTAACCCTGAATACTCTAGGTACATTCATCGTAGCCGGTACGCTAGGTACCGTGATGACCTCGGCCGTCGTGAGACTTGGGCTGAGACTGTGCAGCGACTGGAGGACTACTGGGTTAACCGACACCCTGACCTTGAGGATGATATCAAGGAAGCTACACAGGCTGTGTATAACCTAGAGGTTATGCCGAGTATGCGTAGCCTGATGACTGCCGGGCCTGCCCTTGACCGTGATCACATGGCAGGGTTTAACTGCTCGTACCTCGCTATCGACCACCCTAAGGCGTTCGATGAGATGATGTACGTGCTGATGTGTGGCACTGGTGTGGGCTACAGTGTCGAGCGACAGTACGTGGCTAAGCTACCTGAGGTAGCAGAGGACTTCCACGAGACAGACACTACGATTGTGTTCGCTGACTCCAAGATCGGCTGGGCTTCTGGGTACCGTGAGCTTATCAGTCTGCTGTACGCAGGCAAGGTGCCTGAACTGGACTTCAGTAAGCTGCGTCCCGCTGGTGCTAGATTGAAGACATTCGGTGGCCGTAGCTCTGGCCCTGACCCTATGCGTATCCTCTGTGCATTCACTGTGGATGTGTTCCGCAAGGCAGCAGGACGTAAGCTGTCCAGCCTTGAGTGCCATGACCTGTGCTGCAAGATCGCAGAGGTAGTCGTAGTAGGTGGTGTCCGTAGGTCTGCGCTGATCAGTCTGAGTAACCTCAGTGATGACCGTATGCGTAAGGCTAAGTCAGGACAGTGGTGGGAGGACAACGCACAACGTGCACTGGCTAATAACTCTGCGTGTTACACAGAGAAGCCTGAGTTCGATGTGTTCCTTGATGAGTGGAAAGCACTGTACGAGAGCAAGTCAGGTGAGCGTGGTCTGTTCTCTCGTGTGGCTGCACAGAAGCAGGCACCTGAGCGTAGGGATACTGACCATGAGTTCGGTACTAACCCCTGCTCTGAGATTGTTCTGCGTTCTAATCAGGTGTGTAATCTTAGTGAGGTAGTGATCCGTCCTCAGGACACGCTTGATGACCTGAAGCGTAAAGTTCGTATTGCTGCTATCCTTGGTACTCTGCAATCTACACTGACTAACTTCCGGTACCTCCGTAAGATTTGGCAAAAGAACACAGAGGAGGAGAGACTGCTGGGCGTGTCCCTGACTGGTATCATGGATCACCCTGAACTTAATGGCTCTGATCTTGATGTATCCTTGAGTGCAGCCCTTGAGCAGCTTAAGCAGGTGGCTATCGACACGAACAAGGAGTTCGCTGACAAGCTGGGTATCCAGCAGTCCGCTGCAATCACCTGTGTGAAGCCCTCAGGGACCGTCTCACAGCTTGTAGACTCTGCCTCTGGTATTCACCCTAGGTACAGCGAGTACTACCTTAGAACCGTGCGTGCGGACGTTAAGGACCCCCTTGCACAGTTCATGCAGGACCAAGGGTTCTACCATGAGCAGGATGTGATGAGCCCTAGTAACCTAGTGTTCTACTTCCCTATGAAGTCTCCTGATGGAGTGCATACAGCTAGCACACTGCCTGCTATGGAGCAGCTTAGGATGTGGGAGCAGTACCAAGACCACTGGTGTGAGCATAAGCCTAGCATGACCTGTTACTACAGAGAGGATGAGTTCCTTGAGGTAGGCCAGTGGGTCTGGGATAACTTCGATAAGATCAGTGGCATCAGCTTCCTGCCTTACTCTGATCATGTGTATAAGCAGGCTCCGTATCAGCCTTGCACTAAGGAGGTGTACGAGGAGTGGTGTGAGAAGATGCCGAAGGATGTTAACTGGGCACTGCTCGCTGAGTACGAGAACACTGACATGACCACCGGCTCGCAAGAGCTAGCGTGTGTCGGCAGTAACTGCGAGATTTAAGGAGTACTAATGGACTTCAACGTGCATGTGCAGGAACTGAAGAAATCAGCAGTAGTACTGACAGAGGAGTACACACCGATCAAGGCGGACCTTGACCACATGGTGATCGGATTACTGGGGGAGGTAGGGGAGCTTGCTGACTGTGTGAAGAAACACACTAAGTACAACAAGGAGATGGATTTCGATAACTTCGTAGAGGAACTAGGAGATATCGAGTTCTATCTGGAGGGGATCAGACAGACAGTAGCAGTGACCAGAGATGAGACACTGAAGCAGAACATGATGAAGCTTGCGTACCGTCACCCTGATGGGTACACTGACGACACTGCCATGAACAAAGCTGACAAGGTAGGGGATGTGCCATGAACTATTTCGCACAGGAACTGAGCAGGTGCATGGAGGCAGGACTGACCATGCAGCACCGTAGGCAGGAGCGTGCTAGGAAAGGACACAGGAACTACCACGGAGAGAAGACACTGAAGTACGATATGGAGGAGGCTATCAAGATGAAGCAAGGTGTTGCAGAGAGGAATTCTTTCGTTAACCGTGATGTTTTCTGGGCCACATGGAGCCACCACGAATGAACCCAGTACACCCTAGGGATAACCCTGACTACGAGTTCAGTGTAAATTTAGGAGAATACGTGCAGAAGGAAAGCTGGGCTGAATCACACCCTGAACAAGTTATTGCAGATATGGAGTCTTTGCATAACATTGTACCTACTGTCTCTGCATTTAGTAGGCAGGAGGGAGGCTCGCACTACAGTGCCTGTGCTATTCAGCCACTGGAGTTCATCACAGCTAACGGACTGGACTTCCTTACAGGTAACGTAGTGAAGTACGCAGTAAGAGCAGGTAAGAAGCAGGGCCAGTCAGAGCTAGATGACTGGCGTAAGGCATTGCACTACTGTCAAATGAAGGTAGAGATGCTAGAACGAGAGGGGGCTTAGGCCCCCTTACTCTGTATCGTTAGATGCAGTATTCGTGGGCTTGAACATAGCACCCTCTGCTCTCTCTAGTTCTCGCTCTAGTAGCTGCCTCACAGCTAGCTCAATACGCATCTGCCCTTCCTTGATGTACTCAATATCAGTCTTGATCACACTGATATCCTTACCATACTCATCCTGCTTTTTCTCTACTTTCTCTAGTGTCCTTGCGGTATCCTGCATCATAGGGGTGACACCCTTTTCGATAAGCAATTCCACCCTCTGATCCACGACAGTACGCAGACCATAGCCTCCTAGAGTGAACAGACTAACAACAACAAGAGCCAAGGCTTTGCCTTTAACGGTGTCCTTAAGCTCTTTCAGGGTGTCCGTGAGTTCCATGTGATCCCTTATCTAAGTGGCGTAGCGCCGGTAAGTTGCTCAATGTATCCAGTAAGGGACAGCCCTGTCTCGGACG